TAGCCATAGACGACGATGACGTAGCCCACTACCGCGCTGTCCGCCTCTATGAGGTATCATTAGTGTCATGGCCCGCATATTCGCTCGCCAAGGTAACCGCGCAACGCGCGGACGAACTGAAAGGGGATGCCAAGGTGTCCGAAGAAAACATTAAGTACGCATCGATTGACGATATAGACGCGCTCACCGAGTCCGTGCGTGCGCTCAAGGTCGATATAGCTAAGGCCGCTCACCCAGCGTCCTCAGCGCCGCTTGGCTCGCAGTTTCGCAGCTCAGGCGACTATCTCCGCAAGCTCGCCGCTGGCGACGCCGAAGCCGCCGCCCTCATGCGCGAATCGCGCGACCTCATTGTTAATGGCGATTCCGGCAACACTGTTACGTGGCTGGCCGACGCTATCAAGCTCATTGCGCAGCGCCGCAAGGTAGCTGGCATTCTCTCTCACGCATCGCTGCCCGACACCGGCATGACGCTCGAATACGTCAAGCTCGACTCCGACACCACTCAGGCCGGAGCGCAGAGCGCCGAAGGCGCTACCCTGCCATTCGGTAAGGTCTCGCTTACCACCGATTCAGCCACCGTCAAGACCTACGGCGGGTACACCTCGCTGTCCGTGCAGACTATCGAACGCAGCACCACGCCGATGCTCGACACCGCGCTGTCCGCGCTCCGCAACGCCTACGCCAATGCCACCGAAGCCGCCGTCCGCGCTCACCTGTACGCAGCGCTCGGCACCGCCACCGGCATCGATACAGCAAAGACACCGGCTACGGCGACTATCGACGACTGGGCCGGGCTGATTCTCGACGCCGCAGAACTCGCGGATGACCGAAATGTCACCCTCTCGCGTCTCGGCGTGTCCAAGGACATCATGCTAAGACTCGTGGCACTCAAGGACACCAGCACTCGCTACTTCGACCTCGCTGGCACCGGCAACGAGACTATCGGCAGCTTCGACCTCACCGGCATCGCTGGTAACTTCCTGCGCGTCCCCGTCCAGCTTCTCCCCGGAGCTCCTGACGGCACCGCAGCATTTATCGACCCCGAGTCGATTACCGTGTGGGAGTCGGGCGGCCCCGCGCAACTCACCAATGGCGACCCCACCAAGCTCACGCAGGACTACAGCGTGTACGGGTACGCGGCGATCGGCACTACTAACGCCGCTGGCCTTATCCCCATCGGGTTCGGTGCCTGACATGGACGCTCTGGCCGACGCACTGCGCGATGAAGTCAATGTCCCTGCCGGGGACGACGAACGCATTGAGCGCAGCTTGCACACCGCCCGCGCCTACGTGGGCGGTGCAATCGGTACCTATCTTGTTCCGACTGAGGTCATGGACGACTGCGTGCTTGGCGTTGCCGCCGACCTGTACAACAGCAGGTCTGCACGGCTAGGCGTCATGGACTTGGGCGACTCTGACTTGCAGCCTTTCCGCATCCCGACTGACCCACTGCGCTCGGCGTGGCCGAAGCTCAACGCCATCGGGGTGCCTACTGGTAGTTTGGTGATTGCATGAACGAGATAGTGGAGCAGCGCGAATGGCTCATGGACGCCATACGCGACAAGCTGGGTACTAGCTGCACTGTCGTGTCCTATGACGCCGCCGATGTCCGTCCGTTGCCGAATCAGGTAGCAGTGCTCATACAGCCGCCCGACATCAGCTTCGATACTTGGTCGGTGCGTGACATCTACTGGACTGTAGTTATCTGCGCTGGCACCATGGGCACGCAGACGCTTCAGCTCGATTTGCTGACTGACGCGGTGATGGCGCTCGACAGTGTGCTGAATATCAGCCGTGCCGAAGCTGTCACCTATCAGCAGCCCAACGGCGGCGCACTGGCCGCCTATCAAGTGAAACTCAACCCATTCGACAATTTGAAAATCGAGGTAGAATAATGGCAACGCGAGTACTAGGCCCCGGAAGCCTTACTATCGTACTGGGCAGCTCGCCCGAGAAGGACTTGTCCGCCGACATCGTTAGCGCGGCGCTTGAGCCGTCCACCGATGTCGATGACCCGATCAATTTCCTTGACGGCACGTCTGAGGCGGGCGCACAGACCGATAGCTGGAACCTGACAGGCACTATCAAGGAAGATTTCACGCTTCAGGGCGTGCAGGCGTGGGCGCTTACCAACAGCGGCGTCAGCGGCACGTTCGAGTTCGTGCCCAATGAAGCGGGCGACGTTAAGTACACTGGCAGCGTCACAATCGCCCCAATCAAGGTCGGCGGCGACGTGAAGTCCAAGAACTCCAATGACTTCAGCTTTGTAGCCACCGATGTCCAAGCCGTAGCCAATGCCTGATGGCTACCGGCAAGGCAGTCGCCGCAGGCGGCGCGAATATCGGAATCGAAGACCGCGGGGCGGCCAAGCTCGCCCGCACTCTCCGCAAGGCCGGGGCTGACCTCAATGACCTGAAGAATGTCAACCGCCAGGCAGCCGATATAGTCGCCCCAGCGGCGAAGGGCCTCGCCCCGAAACGCTCCGGCAAGCTCGCAGGTAGCGTCCGCGCTGGAGCCACACGCAAAGCTGGCGTGGTTCGCGCTGGCAACAGTGGTAGAATAAGATATGCGGGCATCATCAACTACGGATGGCCCAAGCACAATATTAAACCGACATTATTCATCAACTCCGCCGCCAAGTCCACCGAGCCTACATGGTCGGCGCTCTACTCGCAGGCTGTGGATAAGATAATCGCAGATATTAAAGGAGCCTAGTCATGGCTAACACACGCATCAAATACGTAGACGGCACATCGACCGACATCACCGTGAGCATCCGCCAGCGCTGCCAAGCAGAGCAGCACGCCAAAGCAGCAGGGTGGGGCACCGCTATGGAGTCCGTCGTGCAGTGTAACACCTATGCATCCTACGCCAAGCTCCGCAGCATGGGTGATGTCACGCAGCCCTTCGACGCTTGGGCTGATACCGTCGAGAGCATCGAGGATATCAGCCGCGAACCGAAGCCCGATGACGATGGAGACTCTGACTTGGGTTTACCCGTTGGCGCGACGGAAGCTACAGCAGCCTAAGCTGCGTGCTGGCCGCACGCTTCGGCGGAACGCCTTGGGAATGGCGCGAACGCGCCGAAGACGAAGATTGGGGCACATGCCTCGAACTGCTCCGCAAGGAGCGTGATGAAAGCGAGTAGGCCATGAAGTCCGCGATACTGGCAGTCCGCATCATAGGCGACGCCACATCGGCTGTGGCTGCGATGGACAAGACTGCCAGTGCCGCCGACAAATTCAAGGCGGGCTTAGGTAAGGCCGCACTTGGCGCGTCCGCCGCGCTTGCCGCCATCGGAGTCGGTGTCAAGCAGTCCGTGAGCGCCGCCGCCGACCTAGAGCAGTCGGCTGGCGGCGTCGAAGCCGTCTTCGGCAGCTACGCGGGCAAGGTCAAGCAGTGGAGCGCCTCCGCCGCCCAATCGGTCGGCCTCTCGCAGAATAGCTATAACGAGCTGGCTACGGTCATTGGCTCGCAGCTCAAGAACAGCGGTGTCGCCATCGACCAAGTTGCGGGCAAGACCGATGGGCTGATAAAGCTCGGCGCTGACCTCTCCGCTACCTATGGGGGCACCGCGTCTGATGCTGTGGAAGCGCTCAGCTCCGCTCTTAAAGGCGAGATGGATCCAATCGAAAAATACGGCATCTCCCTCAATCAAGCCACGCTACAGGCTCAGGCCGCAAGCATGGGTCTCGGCGACCTGTACAAGAGCGGCAATATCGCCGCCAAGCAGCAGGTCATACTAGCCGCCATCGCCAAGCAGTCCGGCGACGCGCAAGGACAATTTGCGGCGCAGACTGGCACCGCAGCCGAGCAGCAGCAGATAGCTAATGCCGCGTGGGAGAATGCTCAAGCAACGCTCGGCACAGCCCTATTGCCTATGGTCACCGCTGTCGCCGCGAAGCTAGCCGACATGGCTAACTGGGTATCGCAGAACAGCGCTGTCGTCGGACCGCTTATCGCAGTGGTCGCCGCACTCGCCGCCGCGATAGTCGTGGCTAATACCGCCATGAGCGTGTACGCGACAGTCACCACAATCGCCGCCGCCGCGCAGACGGCACTATCATGGCCTATCCTGCTAGTCGTAGCGGCCATCGCGGCAGTGGTCGCTATCATCGTTGTGGCAGTCAGGAACTGGGGCACCATACAGGCAGTCGCTTCTAGCGCCGCTCAGGCCATTTCGGCGGCATGGACGAACTTCAAGACCAATTTCGGCAACCTGATGAACAGCATCGGCACCGCCGCGTCGAACGCATGGAACAACATTATCAATGGCGCTTCTAGCGTAGTCGCCAAAGTGTGGGGCTTCTTCAGTGATATGGGTTCCAAGATTATGGGTGTCTTTGGCTCCATCGGATCCGCCATCAGCGGGGCTATCGACGCTGTGGGAGGCCTGTGGGGCAAGATAACCGGAGCGAAGAGCGCGGCAAGCAGCATCAGCGTCAAGGCAGCGCCCAGCGCCATGCCGCTCGACCTGCCTATGCGCCAGTACTCCATGTCCCGCAGCATCGACCCC